ATGAACAAGTTTAGTACAGAGAATAATATTCACTATACTAACGCACTCTTCCTAGAAAAGAATTCAACTGATCCGGAGCTAGCTATATACACACTAGCTTCTGATGACATCACTATTGATGGAAAGACTTATATCTCTTTACGTAAGCAGTATCTTCTACTTGAAGATCCTACTGAGTATGAGATAGCTAGTAGGTACTTTGACAATTGGACTCACTGGAAGAAGGTTACCGAGTCTTCTAAACTTAAAGAAGATATCGAAGAATGGAGAGAAGAACTAGAAGTTAAACTCCGTTCTAAAGGCGTTAAAGGTGTATATGAAAAAGCAATGGATGGTGATTACCAAGCATCTAAGTGGTTAGCAGAACGTGGTTTCTCAGATAAGAAAGTACGTAGAGCCGGTAAGCCTAGTAAGGCTGAGGTAGTTGGCGAAGCACGTAAGGAAGCTAAGGTAGTTGGTATCGTTGATGCACACTATGAACGAATGAAAAATAAGCAGAGATAGACCATGTCGAAAGCAAAATCAATTGAAGAACAAAAGAAGATTACCGATGGTATGCGGAAGGCAGCTGAGTCAGATCTATTATACTTTGCTGAGCTAGTCAACCCACTACGTATGTACGGTGACATTCATAGAGAAGTCTTTGATTGGCTAAGCTCAGACGATGCTGATTATAACCAGTTGCTATTACTAGCACGGGGACATCAGAAGTCTCACTGTATGGCTGTGTGGTGTGCTTGGTGGTTAACCAGGTTCCCTGAATCAACTATACTATATATCTCAGCGACAGCAGATCTAGCAGAACAACAGCTAGTAGCAATCAAGAACATCCTTGACTCAGATGTATACAGAACATTTTGGCCTGACATGATTGACCCTGAAGAGGGTAGACGTGAGAAGTGGTCAGCTACTAAGATCTGTGTAGATCATCCTAAGCGTAAGCTAGAAGGTATTCGAGATCCATCCATACGGATAGCAGGTCTCACTACAAACACCACAGGTCTTCACGCAGACGTAGTTATAGGGGACGATGTTGTCGTACCAGATAATGCGTACACTGATGAAGGTCGTAGGAAGGTAGCTTCCTCTATGTCTCAGATGTCCTCCATCAAGAATGCTGGTGGATTGATCAAGTGTTGTGGCACTACCTACCATCCTAAAGATATCTATAGTACATGGAAAGAACAGAAGATGTACGTAGTAGATGAGGATACTGGTGAGATACAGGGTGAACGTAATCTATGGGAGATCCTCGAGAGACCTGTAGAAAAAGATGGAACCTTTATCTGGCCACGTACGTATAGAGCAGATGGTAAGGCCTTCGGCTTTAACCACACTATACTCTCTAAGATCAAGGCAGAGTACTTGGATAGAGTGCAGTTCTTTGCACAGTACTACCTAGATCCGAATGACCCTGAGTCAGAAAGGATTAGTAGAGATAGTTTCCAATACTACAATCCAAAGTATATTCAAAGGATTGGTGATAGATGGGCGTACAAAGGAAAGCCGCTCAATGTCTACGCACATATAGATTTCGCATTCTCTCTTAAAGATGCAGCCGACTATACAGCTATCGTTGTTATTGGCATAGACGCTGATGGGATGATATACATCCTAGACATGGACCGGTTTAAGACTGCATACACGCTGGGAGTTCAGGAAGCTGAGAGCAGAGGTCACAGTAGCCCAGGCTATTATCGTGCGAGACCTGAAGGATCGCTTTACCAAGGAAGGCTTATCATTGTCTATAGATGAGTTCAGACCTAACAGGTATATGGGTGCTAAGGAAGAACGTATAGCCGCAGCATTAGAACCTAGGTATGAGAACAAAGCTATATGGCATTACAAGGGTGGGTACATACCTATGCTTGAGGAAGAGTTAGTGTTAGCTCGACCACCACATGACGATTTAAAAGATGCTCTTGCAGCTGTTGTTGAGATAGCAACTCCTCCTAAAGCTAGGAAGGAAAGCAGAGTTAAGAAGAACAATATTATATTCCACTCACGCTTTGGCGGTTGTGGAGCAGCAGGATAAACTATGACAGGTCACGTATACCAACCCGAAGAGATCTTTGCTCCTGAAACTAAGGCAGGGATTATAGCCCAGCTATGGGATTCATGGAACACCCAACGTCAATCTTGGATGGAAGAGAAGAAAGAGATGAGGAACTTCCTCTTCGCTACTGATACTTCTAAGACATCTGTAGGTGGACTCCCTTGGAAGAATAGTACAACACTACCTAAGCTTACACAGATCAGGGACAACCTACATGCTAACTATTTGTCAGCTGTATTCCCTAATGATAACTGGCTTAAGTGGGAAGCGTATAGTGCAGATGCAGCAGTAGCTGCTAAGCGTGAAGCTATCACAGCTTACATGTCTAACAAGACTCGTGAAGATAAGTTCATGACTGAGATCTCTAGACTACTATACGACTACATTGATTACGGTAATGCTTTTGCAGATGTACACTTCGTACGTGAAACCAAGATCGATGTTAATACTGGTGAAGAGATTCCACAGTATATTGGACCACGTTTAGAACGTATCCACCCTTTCAATATCGTATTCAACCCATTAGCCGAGACATTCGACAAATCTCCTAAGATAGTTCGTAAGCTAAAAAATCTTGGTGAACTAAAGAAAGATGCTGAAGAACAGCCTAACAATGTGGCTCTTCAAACAGCAGTAGCTAAGGCAGAAGAACTAAGACGTACTTCTACTACAACAGCTAAAGAAGATACTGACATGTGGAACGACATGCATGTTGATGGCTTCGGTTCTTATAGCGAGTATCTAAAGTCTGGTATGATTGAAATACTAGAGTTTGAAGGAGACTTCTTCAATACAGATACTATGACTCTTGAATCTAACAAACGTATTACCATTGCAGATAGAGCAATCGTTCTTGAAGATGGTGACATGGAACAATGGCTAGGCTCTAGCAAGGTTCATGTTGGATGGAGAACACGCCCTGAGAACTTATGGGCAATGGGTCCACTAGATAATCTAGTAGGTATGCAATACCGTATCGACCATCTTGAGAATCTAAAGGCCGATGTATTTGATCTAATCGCTTACCCTCCATTAAAAATTATGGGTGAAGTAGAAGATTTTACATGGGGTCCTAACGAAGAGATTCATATAGATGAGGGTGGGGATGTTCAATTCCTTGCACCACCAGCACAAGCACTGAATGCTGATACACAGATAGCACTACTTGAGCAGCGTATGGAAGAATACGCAGGCGCTCCTAAGCAAGCCATGGGTATCCGTACTCCAGGTGAGAAGACTGCTTTCGAAGTACAGCAACTACAGAATGCAGCTGGTCGTATATTCCAGAATAAGATTAATAGCTTTGAAGTTAATCTGATGGAACCTATACTAAACAACATGTTAGAAGTCGCAAGACGTAACATGGATCTAGTAGACACAGTACGTGTTATGGATGATGACCTAGGTGTTATCGAATTCATGAGCGTTACTAAAGAAGATATAACTGCCGCTGGTAAGCTACGTCCTATTGGCTCACGCCAACTAATGAGTTAACTAAGTTGGTTGAAGATGCACTACAACTAGAGCGCTTCGACTTATTCTCTGAGAATGCACAGTTGTTTGAACAGGCAGAACGCCAACAAGTAGCTGGACAACTTCAGGAAGAGATGGCCGTACAACAAGCACAACCTCCGGTGGTGTAGAGTATGGACGTCAAGTGGACTGCTCATTTGAGCAAAGACCCTGTTAAGAAACAAGAGTTAGCTGAGTTTGTTAAAGCTTCAGCACCAGTTCTTAATAGGTTAATAGAGATCCTGACAAAGGATCTAGAATCGTCCCAACGAGAGCAAAAGAAAATTGACCTTTACGACTGCCCTAACTGGCAGTTGAAGCAAGTAGATTGCAATGCTACTCAACGGACATTAGATAAAATTATAAACCTATGTAAGGTTTAATTCGGAGAGTACAATGACTGACCAGTCAGACATCCTATCAGGTACTAGCACACCAGCTACTACCGAACAAGCACAGACAGTTACCACTGATGTTGCACCCGTAACCCAGACACCTGCTTACATGGATCAATTACGATCTATTAAGAATGAAGATGGATTACAAAAATATGCTTCTGTTGAAGATGCGTTAACAGGCACAGCTCACGCTCAAGACTTTATTAAGACTCTTAAGAATGAGAAGGCCGACCTTGAAGCACAGCTTGAAGCGGTACGCGCAGAGAAAGAAGCATCGACTCAAACAGCCTATACTCAGACTGAGCCAGCTACCGCTGACAAAGGCCTTGGTGTAGATGACGTTTACTCTTTAATGAAGGAATACGAAACTAATAAAGTTCGTGAGAGTAATCTGAAATCTGTGGGAAATACCCTTCTAGAACACTGTAACGGTGACGCTGCTAAGGCAGAAGAAGTACTATCTAAACGTTTATCAGAGTTGAACATGTCACGTGATCACCTGAATACTTTAGCTGCTACTGCTCCTGGCGCTGCTGCTGAGTTACTAAGTCTAGGTAATAAGGGACAAAGCTCATCACATATGAGTGGGACTATTAACCCTGATGCTGTTGAGGCACATACGAAAAAGGAAGTTCCTCAACCTAAAGCTTTACCTATCGGAGCTGACTC